AAAAACGAACAAGTGTTGAACAAAACGAACTAATAAAAGAAAAGAAAAGAAAAGAAAATATATATTCATATTCATATTATAGCGACGCTGAAAATAAAAAATCAGATGAACTATTACATATGTTTGATGATGAACCACCAAAAACTGATCCATATAAAAATGTATTCAAAATTTACATGAATGATGTTGGAGAAATTTCACCAATGACAAAAGAAAAATTGAAATACCTTGTCAATGACTTTGGAGAAAGTGAAGTCATAACAGCTATATCTAAATCAGTTGAGGTTGGCAAAGCTAGTATTGCATATATCACTGCCATACTAAATAACAAGATAAGGGAGGAGGCTGCGAAAGAAAGTGGAACCAATAGACGTGGCAAAGGAAATAGAACGGCTAAGGCAAAATCAGATGGCTCGGATGTCGACTGGAAAAACGAAACAGGCGAATGGCTATGAGTTTTACAAACCTACTTATGCACCACCTATTGTGATTGAACGTCAAAAGGATCTAAGCCGATACGGAATTAAAGGCCGATATAAAGACATGGACTTTGACAAACTCAAAGAACTGGGTGCACCTCCTGAGGATAAAGAGGCATACAACAATGCCTTTAAATATTCCCTACACTTGAGTGAACACATTCGAAATGGTAAAGGGCTCATACTTATGGGGCCAGTTGGAACTGGAAAAACTAGCCTTGCAATAAGTATCTTACGAACTGCAATCAATCAAGGGTATAACGGCTACCTAATCTCAATGATAAGCCTGCTCGACACCTTGCTTGTTTTGAGTAAAGGACCAGCAGAACACTACTTGAAATTTGAAAACAAAATTCGTAATTGCCCATTGTTGGTGCTCGATGATTTTGGGGCGGAATACGACAATAAATGGGTCGGCAATAAAGTCGATGCCATTATATCTGATAGGGTAGAACGTGGCAGAGCCACTATTATCACTACCAACTTGAATGTGAAGCAGATAAAAGACGGATATGACAGCCGTATTTATGACAGGTTGAAGTCTACATCGTTTTTGCTGCAGTTTAAAGGGAAGTCAAAACGAGACCCATTAGAAATTAACGAAATTTAAAATTTTGAGTTATACGGCTACTTTTAATTCCTAACTATAAAATACTCATTGCGAATATTAGAAGTACCGTATCGCTCCGAATTCATATCTTAAATTAGAAAATAATGTTCGAATATATAGAGGCGAAAACATGAAAATTGAAGTTACAATAAATGATCCTAAAAATGTGAAATTAAAAATTGAGGGTGAGCCGTTTTGTAACACCCATGAATTAGATGCTTGCGTAGCATTGTGGGGTGCAGCTTTATCCTTATATCATGGGTTAGATAGCGACACCGAAAAAGGTGTTGCCAAAGTTATGGCGTTAAAAGCTATTGCCGAAATGTTAGGAACTGACAAAGATAACGAAAGGGGGTGCAAGTGCTGCAATGAATAGCCTTGTAATATATGGCCGACCAACGACAAAGAAAAATAGTTCGAGGGTTGTAATGGCTGGTCGTTATCCTCGTGTCTTACCATCAAAAGCATTCACTGAGTATGAAAAATTAGCGTTACAACAGTTGCAATTTTACCGAAAACGTTTCTATGTTGCAGGTCCAGTTCATGTCCGGTGCCGCTATTACATGCCGGATAAAAGATCTTGGCCAGACTTGGTCGGCCTATTACAAGCGACTAGCGACATCTTAACCGATGCGAAACTTATTGACGACGATAAATGGATAGTACACTACGATGGCTCATGCATTGCCGGAGTTGATAAGAGTTCGCCAAGAGTTGAAATAGACATAATTCCAGTAGCGGATGGAACTCCGCTACATGATTTAAAACGTAAGGGGACGTAATGGAACTGATTATATTTATAGCCGGTGCATTGTTAGGTTGTGCAGTTGGTGTATCTATGATGTGCATATGTATTTGGTCCAGTGAATTGTCAAAAAAGGAGGGTGAAAAATGAATAATATTCCTTACTTTTTGGCTCATTTGCCTATTTGGAAAGCTAGCCATAAAGACAAAGTTAAGGTTACAAAACGTGTTAGGGAACATCAATTTGATACCGTCGACAAAAAGACGGAGAAAATTGTCGTAAAAAAATGTCCTATATGTGGCATTAAATATCGAGTATCGTATCGACTAAGAAATATTAAGAA